TTTCTGTGACCTGCTGTGATGTCTCTGTTGTTTCTGTCGCAACAGGATAGCGTCTATGCTTTACGGTAAAATCTACAGAACCACCTGACGATAAGATCAAGTCAGGTATTATCCTACGCAATTCCATGACACGCTCACCATCTTCTAGATCCATAGGCGCTGTTTCGATATGCGCTTCGAATGCCGAACCGTTTGCATTAGCTGAATCTTCGTGCGCATAGATTATCCCACTTGAATCCACCATCTGTGGCACGTCAAAAACACCACGATCAATCATTGCAGTGCGGTCAAACGTACCAATCGACCAAGTGTTTTCTATGTAATTATATATGACATAACGATCACACTCATCGGAATCATGCGGATATAACCACCAGATTTCATTGAACTCCGAATTATGTGATGCATATACTTTTTCGCGTTGTGCCGCTGATAGGTTGTCAAACACATGATCCTGCACGGTACATGGTATGACCTGTGGTTGACCACCTGCATAAACAAAAAACTGTTTTGTATTGGACATCCAAAAACATTTACCATCCACAACGGCAAACCCATTAGGGCTGATTAATCCACATGCGGAACCCGCAAGCTGTATGTCGTAGACAAAGTCAATGTCACCAATATGTCTGGCTGTATATAACGCTGTGTCTGTGAATAGCAGATTAACCAAACGTGTTGACGTTCCAGCTACCAGCTGATTGCCTTCGGACAACACAACATCACCCGCTAAATTTGTCGCTGTTGTTATATAGGTTGAGTCATCCTCTTGATCACTAAACATCACACGCATTGGGTTGAAGGTGCCTGTCACGCCTGCCGCATTCATGTTTGTTCCCAGCAAAAACACATGCCGTTCTGGCGATACGAACATAGAGCCTATCTCGCTTGGTGCAATCACCTCGCCGTTAGCGTTTTGATAGATCTGTGTTGCTCTCGCGGTTACGTCGAGGGGCCACTTCCATAGACCTTCAAACCGTGGGTTGAATAACAGGTCTTCACCAAACTGCGCTGAACTTACTGTACGCAACAACAAACCTGTTGCCGATCTTGCCGATGACCACGTACTCGCATTCCATGTCGATGTACCCCAGCCAAGACCCGGAACACCAGCACTGCGACCTGTGGTGGCCTCGTATGAAAAACCAACTGAACTGCCCCCGCCTGTTGCACTGCTCGATGCATTACTCGATGCCGTAATGATGTAGGTGTTGTCATCTGTCACACTGGTAACTTGAAATGTAGTATCAAGATCCAAACCACCTACTGCGTCACCGTTGCTAAACGTGACAAAATCGTTTGCGATTAAACCGTGGCTTGTGTGTGTAACGGTAACAGCTGCTGAACCACTGACTGTTACAAACGGATTGGCTCCCAGTGTACCCGAAGATCTGATGGGTGTGATGTTGTATGCCGCACCACCAGCCCAGACGTAGTGTCTTAGATTTGTATGTATAGCGAGATACTTTACCGTGGCGTTGTCGCGCCATGCAAACATGCCTCTCGGTGTACCATCTAACGCATCGAAACTTACAGCACTAAACCCACCAATTTTTTGCGCTCGCCCCCGACGAAACCGCACATGGTCTGCATCAACAAATGCTGCCGTTTCTTGTGAATAAGCCGTGTCGTCTTTATTGACACCGGGCTGTAATGGTACACGTCTTAACATAGCCTACGCCTTTGATCTGTATTTCCTAGTTTTACTGGCTATTTTTTTAGGTTGCTTGGAATGCTGTTTTCCTTTTGCAGTGTCTTCGCGCTTCTTCTTGGTGGTTCTTGCATATTCAGCTGCTGTTAAATTTTTTCTTGCGGCTTTAGGTAGGTAACGCTCACCAGTGTCGGCTGACTTCTTGCCAGATTTTGTGCCCCAGTCTTGTTTTCCCCAGTTGACCAGAGATTTTTGAGGTTTCTTTAAACTCTTCTTAGTCTTTTTCGTCGGGGCCATTACTTATATCCACCGCCTGCAGCTTTATATTGCTTCGCAAGCATCTGCGCTTTCCTCGCTGACCACTGCCCAGCCTTACCGCCTTTTGTCCCTGCCTTAATCTTATTGAACAAACGCTTGCGCATAGTCGGCTTGGTATAGTTACCTGCCTGATTAACCTTAGACTTTGTTTTTTTCTTTTCTGCCAATATCAGTACTCAATATGAATTGCATGAAACACCATTCCTGAAGAGAGCGCCTGACTATAGCCAGCGTAAAGAATTGCACCTGCTTTTAGCTCCAATGGCTCTGCCTCGGAGATGGGTCTCGCTGGATCATCGTTCCAGCAGAACTCAATGCATTTAGGTGCAGATGTTGCAGATACAGTGTTGGCATCTATCGACTTTGTTAACGCTAGTCGTTTAGTGCTTCCACTGTCTGTTGATATCCACAAGTATAACACACCTGCGGTACAAGTTGCACGGGGCACAGCCCATATTTTTGTAACACGGTCGCCTTCGGAGCTTGCCGTCAGTAACGTCACTTGATTGGCTGGCGTGTCGTCGTTTAAACTGGTTGTTGCCGCTGTCGCAACCGCTGTTGAGTAATCGTGTGTTTGCGGATAAGCCGCGCTAGTAGTTTTAGCCATCGGACTATCCCTTTACTACAAGTTCTGTTGCAGATATTGCAGTTCCAGCCACAACACTAGGATCATCTGCACTTGTTCCTAACGTACCGTCATTCTGTACGAAATATGTCTGACCTGCTGTTAGTGATGTTTGATCTTTGTTTACTGTACCAACTACATCTATTGTAGCTTCTGCTGTATCAGCATATGTACCACCTGATGCTATGCCGATGTAGTTTTCTGATGTTAGGTTTTGATCTGTTACGGCTGAAGTAACTACATTAGCCTGACCAAAAGGTCCAGATGAATCATTAATTTCTGCATATCCTATGACAACTTTATTTGAATTACTGTCATATGTACTTATAGGTAATCTGCCTACTCTGTCATTAACTGTTGTTGCACTTCCATAACTAATACTAGTGCCAGAAACAGTACCTTCTATTATTTTAAGTACATCATTTGAATCTCTATAAAGTACAACTACTTTTCCTGTACTTGCATTATATGATGCATCTACCCATTGTTTGTCATTAAGTGTATCGCTACCTGTAAGAATTACTCTTGAACCTGCTGATGAATTAGAGGTAACTACAACAGAAGCACCTTGCTGAGAGGTTCCTTTGTAATCATAAAAAATAAGTGATTTATTATTTCCACTATCAAAACAAGTTTTTATCCATCGAACTTCACCACTCTCAAATGTAAAAACACTGCCAAAACTACAACTAGTAGACCCACCACTCTCACTTAAAGTAGCCCATCTATGTTTACCTTTTTGTCCATCTGCAACATCTTCATATGCTATTAACAGTTTATTAGATGTAGAGTTAAAAGAGCAATGTACGTGTAAAGTACTTGCCGTTTCAAATTGATGATTAGTTCCAAAACTTATATCTGTACCACTTACCAATCCTAATCTTAATTCTCCATAATTAGAATTTCCAGTATTTACATGAGCAACTGCTACAATATTTGAATTACTATCAAAAGCCGTACTAATATACTCACAACCGTCACTAAGAAAAGTAGCTTCTGCCCCAAAACTAATACTAGTACCACTTACCGTTCCTACCTTGGCGTGACCTTCATTAACATTCCCTCCGTCTGAATATGCTACAACAACTTTGTTTGCATTAGAATCAAAACAACAAGAACTAAACTTTGCGTGTGCGCTTTTATAAACAACAGGAGTTCCGAAACTAATATTAGTACCACTTACCGTTCCTACAACAGCAGTCCCATAGTTAGAATTACTATTGTCTCTATATACAATAACTACTTTATTGCTATTGCTATCAAACGTCATATCTGATGATCGTGTTCCAGCAGACATATTACCGTTTTCAAATGTAGAATTACTACCAATATTAAACGCGATACTATTATCCTCAACTTGTCTAACAGTACCATCAGTATGTACAATTACAGGCTTACCATTTGTAATCGCATTAGATGCAACAGCTTTATATTTACCTGCTTGTTTCGGGGGAATGTATGCTACCATGTCTTACCCTTTCACAATCAGTTTAGTTGCAGTTACAGCAGTACCAGCTACGACTGATGGATCATCTGCTGATGTACCTAGCGTACCATCTGTCTGTACAAAATATTGTTGGGCTGGTGTTAAGCT